CGCTTCTGGTTTTACCGATTCGGGAAAGTCCTGTTCGGTAGCACCCACGGTGACACGACGAAGCCCAACCAGCTACCCGGCATAATGGCGCACGACAAGGCCGATGCCTGGGGAAAGACAAAACACCGCTACTGGTACACCGGCCACATTCACAACCAGAACGTGATCGAGTATCCCGGCTGTATTTGGGAGAGCTTCCGCACCCTGGCAGCAAAGGACGCCTGGACGGCGGGAGCAGGTTACCGCAGCGGCAGGGATATGTACGCTATTGTCCATCACCAGGATCACGGCGAGGTTGAGCGACACCGGGTTGATGTCGCTATGCTCAAATGATTGTTCGAGTCAAGCTCGCAAGCGGGGCCGAGATTAGGGTAGGGTATGAAGACCTGCTTTCGGTCCGACGGCGGGACTTGGTGTTGCCTGCCAGGGTTGAGTTACTGCTCAAAGATGATGCTGAGGCGGCGGAACTCATTGAGGAATTGTTCGAGCCCAGTGAAAGACAATGGATTCACTAGATAGGCTACCGGAGCATCTTCAGCCGGACCCAGGGCGGCGGGAATTTTCCTGCCCATTTTCACCGACGTCACATTGGGAGACTGAAGAAATGACAATACCGGAGTTGCAGAGCGCCATCATCGAGTCCAAGAACAAAAGCCAGGCCATCGAGGCCCTTCTCAGGTTCTGCAGCCGCTACGGGATAAATTCGAATGCACCGCCCGAATGGTGGGACAAACGCCAGAAACTGACACAGGCGGCCAGTCAGAAATAGTAAGGGGGTGTAATGGTTTCGACAGAAAGAAAAGTTAGTTCCCTTTCTGGAAGCGGGTTCGATTCCCGCCGCCTCCACCGTCAAAATCAAACACGGCAGTAAGCCCCTTACTGCCTAGGCAGGAAGTCTCTAAAACTTACCAAAAATCAACGATTTAACTTTCTGCCGGAAAATAGGTAGGCAATTGCCTAATAGGCTAGCTGTTGTCAACTTGGTTTTGAGGGAATTTTTTTTACCCGGTTTCACAGTTCTAGAGGTTGACGACTGCTTCCCTGAGATGATCCCAGGCTGCCGTCAAGGTCCACCCTGGCAAGATCGCGTGAAAAGGCCCGAGATAGGCTATATGGTGAAACCTGGGGCAAGACACGCACTCTGCCCTTAAAATGCGTTAGAGACGATCTGGCGGCCTCTGAGAGGGGTATATAGCGCCAGCGACCTGATCCGGCGTGAGGTATGGTTTACCAGCCACTAGTTTATGATTTGAACCACGGGCCAGCGGCACCANNGAAATCCGAATGGTAATTGGATGACTTTCTTTTCATCAGTTAAAACGGAACATCATCATCAAAGGGTTCACTGGCCTTGGCTTGAGGGGCCCCATAACTCGGATTTTCCTCGACCGGGAAGCACTGCACCCAGCCGTCGAAGTCACCGACCGGGATGGTGTCCAGCTTCAATTTCATTTTGCCGTCACCCTGCAGCATCCCGCCAATGGTGAGCCATCGGGTTTTTTCCTGGCCGTCTTTCTGATAGGTGCCGCCGGCCACTTTCAAGTTATGTGTTTTCTTCATGCTGCGTTCTCCAGTCGGTAGTCGTTAAGGTTGTGAATATCCATAAAGCGCACCAGTTCGTTAGCCATTGCCGTGACGTCCTGGGCGATCTTTGGATACGGGTATAGCGGCAGATTCTGATATTGCTGCACTGTCCAGATATCCACCTTCTTTAGGTGCTTGAGTTGCACCAAACGATAGTTGACGCGGTTCACCCCGAATGCCAGGACATAGGCACGCCACTGCATCGAGTCCATATAGCGTTCCGGCACCAGGGCTTTCGCGCTGGTTTTCAACTCCCAGCAATCCAGGCCCGCCAGCGCATCGGCCCGGCAGACAATACGCACCGGGCCGGTGTCTGTCTGCAGCACCAAATCCTCGGCCTTGGCCTCGATCACTGGCGCTTGAGCCCAGATGTCAGCAACAGCGGTGTCCACCGCCTGGGCATCGAATGTGAAGCCGTTGCAGTCATATATTCCGGCACCGTCGAGCATATCCAGGTACTGGTCCGGGTCTTCGAACACCGCGTGGAAAGCGCTGCCCAATTCCATCGCCGGCGTCGGCGTGAATTCACCAGCGATGGAATCGATCAGGCTATCGGTGTCGATCACACCCGCCATATAGAGGCGGGTGCTTTCGAGCAAGGTTGCATTAAGCCGCAACATTTTCGGACTCCGGCGCGACAAAGACCTTGGCTTTTTTGTCGTAGGTAACTCCGAGCGCCTTCGACTGTTCGCTGATCAGGTTACGCACCTGCACCCACACTGCGGGCTCAGTCTTTTCCAGTTTGGATTTGGCCTGATCCAGCACCTGCGACAGTTCCTCACCGTCGGCCGTGATGTCGATGCCCTTGCGCCATTCGGCCACTGTGTCGGCCGTCTCCTGGCTGGCGTGGTTGCGATCATTGATTATGCTTTTGGCCCGCGCAAAAACGTTTGCGAGGAAGTCGGGTTCTTGGTTCAGATCAGGTACTTCCCAAGGCACAAACCCCGGTGCGTTCTTGCCGACGTGGGTGTCGGATGGGGAGAAGTCCAGCACTGTGCCACCCTGGCCACGGTACAAAAAACCCACCATGTCGGTGACTTTCAGCACTTCGGCATAGCTGCCGCCTTGGATGTCCGGGCGCTGCACCACCTTGTCGCCGGCCCGTTTATCCTCTTTGCTGTGCGCCACAAGCAGGATGTCCAGGCCGAAAGTCTGTAGTCGGCTTATCCAGGCGTGAAACACCTGTTTGAGGGCACCATACCCCTGCAGGGATAGTTCGCCAGTGCCTCGCGTGTGCCGCGAATCAGATGCCGCCAGGTGCGCGGTGATCAGATCAAGCAGCCGGCCTACGGTGTCAACCACCACGGTGTCATAACCCTTAAAGTCCTTGGCATCGAGGTTGGCAATGNCGGCCCAGGCCTCCACCTGTACGGTGTCACCTCGAAAGGCGCTGCGGTGTGCGCCGCGATCACAGTCAAGCAATAGAGCGTTGGCTAGGGAAAATCCCAGGGAGGTTTTGCCGGTGCCGGGTTCGCCGTAAATTAAGGCGATCAGTTGGGCTAACGTTATTGCTTCGTCTCGTTTGACAATTTTCATATCAATCTCCTGTGTTGTTGAAAAAAAGGTGGCACCGCCGGGGCTTCATCAGATACTCGACGCCACATCGGCTCATCAGAAGGGGCGGTGCCATTAATCAGGACTCAACGGTAGATGGGAGGAGGGCCCTGCGACGCTACCGCACGCCGAGTAGACCAAAGTGGGTCAGATGCGTAGTGGATCAGTTCAGATTTGATGCCCTCCAGTTGTTCAGCCTGTTCACAGATGTTCAAGACATACTGTTCAACGGCTGTGGGATCACCGTGCAAACAATGAAAAAGGTTTGAAAAATCAACCTCAATATTTGCGCGAATGCCCGACACCTGCTCGAGCGTGTCTGCTTCAATAGTCATTTGATGAGCCTCCGAAGTGTTTTGAATTCAGCCAACAAATCCTTGACGTCCAGTTCAGCGGCGGACATCCACTCATTCAAGTCATCCAGCGTCTTGGCGTCATGGAGTCCGTCGGACATTTCTTTGAGCGTCGTATCAATGTGCGTCAGCAGGGTGCTTTCGATTGTTGGTTCACTCATCGTGGAAAAACCTGTCGACGACTGCACCGCCGATCACCAGCACCAGGCCGAAGCCGACAACGATGCCCAGCCAGTAGATAGCCTGTTCAGCAAAATACATTTCGATGTCCATTAGGTTGCGCTCCATGTGACGGCGCGGGTGCCGTTAACACTGCAGGTGGCCTTGCCTATCTTCTTGGCTAGGCCACGGTTGGCGAGGTCCGGCAGACGACGGCCGGCAAGGTGCCGATCAACCAGGTCACGGTTTTCCTGGTACTTATTCCATACACTAGCGAGGGCGCTCATGCTGCCTCTACCAAATCAATGATTTCAGAAATGACCTCGATTGCAGCATCAAGTTTTAACGCGTCGGGGTGTGGTTGTTGCGTCCCACTAGCTTGGTAATCAGCTTCATCAATCGCACTCGAAAGAGTGAGTAAAACGTCGATTACCTCCTGCAGTTCCACTGCTGACAAATTGGGATTGATTTGAAGATTTGCGATTTCAATTATTTCTGCCATCTTGATCTCCCTGTTCTCGTAACCAGTACATATCGTAAAGCAAACGCGTACAAGATGTCAAGCGAATATTGATATGAGCGTACAGAACGCCCAAATTGACAAACCATACGCGTTACGTTTACAGTACGCCGTTATGTTAGCGATTCAGAGAG